TTATAGCAACTTATTAAAATAATCATCAATCTTTTTGTCGACTATTTTTCTTTGATTGCTAAATGTATGTTGATATACTTTTTTCATTGTATGTGGCGTTTTCCACCCACCTCGCTCCATAGCATACTTATCCGGCACACCTAGCATAAGCATTATAGAAGCGTTTAAATGCCTTAATTGATGGAAAGTTATATCAATCCCACCTTTATTTATAATTCGCTTGTACCGTTTATATATCTGTCTATTAGTTAATGGTATTAAAAAATTGTCTTTCCCTGTATCTTTATACTGTTTGTATGTTTCTTGCTCTTTTATTAAATTCATTATATAGTCGGGTATCTCGTGTTTTCTTATACGCTTTTCCGCTTTTGCAGTCTCCTTAACTACAGACTGATTTGCTACATTAACTAGCACTTGGTCTATATAAATCATGCCATTTTTTACGGACGAGCATTTTATCCCTCTGATCTCACTCATACTGAAAGACAACCACATAGCAAGCATACAAGGCAACTCAACGCTTGTCCCTTTTATTAATTTTATTATTTCCTCTGGCCCGGGGAGGTCTATATTCTTAACTATCTTTTTAGGCAACGTCACGTTAAAAGTAAGGTCGTGACATTTTTTTAATGCAGACGATAACAAGCCATATTCGCAACTTACAGTTTTGGGGGTTACTGTTCTTCCATCTTTTTTGCCTGTGACCTTTCTCTTAGATTCTTTATTAATGGCCTTTTGCATTACTTCATCATCAAGCGATTTGACAGGCAAATCCATAATATCTTTAAAGGCACGTTCTCTAATGCCCTTATAGCTTTCTATTGTAGTAGGAGAAAGTAATTCTTTCATTTCTATATATTTATCAATTGTTTCTCCAACGGTCATATTTAGTTTTGAAACATTTTTCTTTTTCTTAGTGTGTCTAAATTGTGCTGCCATGTATTCAGATTCAGACTTATCAAACGATGTAAACGATTCATAAATTCGTTTATCTTTTCCGTCTACTTTTTCTGTATGTGAGTAGACAAGTGTTCTCCATGCTCCGCTAGGGAGCTTCTTTGCTTTAGCCATAACTAACTCCTTTTTCCAAGTTTTACCGCTATTATTCGACATAATTTGACAATATAATAAACCTTACGCCCCTATTAGAGGTGAGTTCTTTGAAAGTAGTATATACTAACAAGGAAAATGATTTTGTAGTTGGGTTTTATTCTGTTGAATTTCATATATTTTATAAGAATATTCCAAATAAAACCGCAACGCTAATAATTATACTCTAGCTACTTAGCAAGCTCAGATGGGGCGTTCTGGGCTTGCAATTCTTTTATTAACTCTCTGCCTTGCCTTCTTTCATCTTCAACTCTCTTGTTCACTTCTTGGTGCTGGGCTATAGGAGCAGCATTATTTGCAACAGCATTAAACACAAATTTTTTCATATCTGGTTTCAAAGTTCTGTAAGACATAATTAACGCAATCTCTTCTTCTGAAAAAAAGATTGTTTTATTTTCTTCCTCTGTTCCATTTAATAAAAAACTTTCTGATACTCCTAAATATTTAGCAATTAATCCTGTGTACTTTATATGAGGAGTTATATCCCCTTTTCGCCAACGGCTTACGGTTGATTTGCTACAACCTATAAATTTAGCCAGTTTAGTATCTGAAAATTCTTTGCGTTCATCAATTATTTTGAAAATCCTTTCGTTTATGTTTTCCATAAGTCAAACACTCCTTTAAAAAAGTTTTATAAATACAACAAAAACATGTTGACAGGTCTGACAAATGAAACTATAATAAAGTTACAAAAGGGAAAACCTACCAAGTAAAACCTTTTGAATCATTTGAAAAGCTGACAATTTTAATGTTTTTGCCTTATTTATTTTATACAACACTAAATATAATATTACAAAAGTTTAATTTTGTCAACTTTTTTAATAAAAAACATAGAAGGAGGTGATTATAATTGAAACAATATCAGGAAATTGTTGCAGAAATAAAAAAACAGATGTATTTAAGGAACTGGAAAACAAAAGACCTCGCAGATGCAACTGGTTACACAAGAGGAACTATTAGAACAATGCTGAACAATCCAACAGAAAAACTTTCAGATAGGGCTTTAAAAAAAATTTGTGAAGTTCTGAAAATTAAATTGGGTTAGTTAGGAGGATAGAAATGAAAGTCCATAACAATGACGTTTATATTGATTTTAAGGACATTGATTTTGGAAACGATAAGTTTTTTCAAAAGTTTTCCCAACTACGCATGAGAACACAGTTGGGAATCTTAAAAAAAGAGTATGGTGTTTTACTGGCTATTCCTGTTTTTCTTTGTCGTAAGTTTCAATGGCTTTTCGGATTGCTTCAGCGAAGATTCTAGGAAGTTCATCCCCTTTGGGAAATTGGTTATTATCCATAGAACTTTTCAGGCTCTCAAACGCAGCAGATTGAATTTTTGCAAAATCCATATTAACACCTCCTTTCTACCACATATTACCACTTGGAGAAACGGAGGACAACAGGGAAGGAGATATATAAGTGAATGAGTTAATTAATATTAACGGCAAGAGTATTCAATTAAAAGAATACCAAGGGCAGAGAGTTGTGACTTTCAAGGATATTGACGAAGTCCACGGCAGACCAGATGGCACTGCAAGGAGAAATTACTATAAAAACCAAAACAAGTTCATTGAAGGTAAAGACTTCATTGTACGAAATTCGTACGAAGCAAAAACTGAGTATGGGATTACTTCACCGAATGGGCTAAACCTTATTACTGAATCCGGCTACTTGATGCTAGTAAAATCTTTAACGGACGATTTGTCTTGGCAAGTCCAAAGGCAGTTGGTAGATACATATTTCAGAGTCAAGAACGACCCTATGTTAGAACTTATGATGAAAGATCCAATTATGGCAATGAGATACAGCCAAATCCAGATGGAAAACCGTATCAAAGAAGCTGAAACCAAGACACAGCTAATAGAAACTAGGTTGAATAACATTGATGCTATTGATTTACAAGGTGACGACCAACAAAAATTGAATGCCATGATAAGGAAGTATGCTTTACAGAAAGGTTTTTTGTATAACATGGCATGGAGCGAATTTAAAAAGGCATACAATACTGCCTATCGTGCCAATCTTGAGTTAGCAAAAGAGAACTACATGAAGAAAAACAAGGTTAAAAGGCTTTCATTGCCTCAATATCTAAAAGCAGTGGACAAGCTACCAGATGCTTTAAGAGTAGCAGACAAGATGCTGAATAACTAGGGGGCGATCGGAATGTTAGAAATTATCGGAATGGAAGAAATAATGAAAGATTATAACCTTTCCCGGAAAATAGCAACAAGGTATTTGAACACTAAAGGCTGCCCGGTATTGCCAAGAGTCAAGAATGCTCCCTATCAAGTAGTGCGAGAAAAGTTTGAGGAATGGCTTAAAAATCGGGTGAGATAGGAGGTAAACCATTGTTAGAAAAAGCAAATGAATTGTTAGTCTTAATTGCAATGGCAATAGCGATATTTTTAAGCATTATGACCTCAGAAGTAGGAAACTTATTTTGGAAGATTATTCTGAGGGGAATGCTGCCAGTGCTATGGGTATTGTACTTACTTCATTTTCTCAATGTCATTGTGTAAAGGAGGACAAGTGTATGCAACTTATAGCAAATTTAGCAATTCTGTTTCTTGTGATACAGATTGCAATGTTAGTAATTAGAAAATGGGTTATAGCTTATATTGCACAGGTGATAACAATTACTCTGTGTGTTATATACCTAATACTTTGTTAGAGCTTTTAATATCACTTGATAAGGATTCAATGCAACTAGAAAACAATTTGTCCAATTCCTCAGAAGTATAATCGTTGTTCGCTTCAAAAGAAACAAGAAAATCTAATAACAGGTTTCGTGAATGCTTATCACAAATAAGCACAGCAGACCAAACTAAAGCGACAAATTCACGCTTTTGATTCTTGTCTATAGATTTGTAAAGCTTTCCATACGCATCAGAAAGGGCAGTGTATTTTTTAACTTTATCTACATACATACATTCGAGCTTCTTTTGCTTATAGGAGATAAACAAATCTACAAGCTTAATAATCACTGGGGCTAGTATAGCGGTAATTAAAACAATTGCGATTTGAGTATTCAAATTATCACTTCCTTTCAAGGAAGATTATACCACAGGAAGGAGGACACAACTACATGAAATATATCGAAAAATATAACGAGCAAAACAACACCAATCTAAAACATAGAGAAATAGGGTGCAGAAGAAAGTATTTCAAGGACAATCCAGAAAAACATGATGGATGCTGGCGTGATGCTACTTGCGAAGATTGCTGGAATGATGAATACCCGGAAGAGGATGGAGGAAAGGAGAGTTATTTATGAGAAGAATTAGTCTGCTAGAAACTATGCAATATGCGTCAGCAATTTCTTGGTGCTTGAGTGAGAAACACAAGTTTACATGCCATATAAAGCTTGCAGAACTCTTGAATAAAGAGTTTATGAAGGGATAGAAAGGAGAGTAAAGCATGAATGGCTAAAAAATATTATTGGCTTAAATTACAAGATAGTTTTTTCAACAGCAGAGAAATAAAAAAATTACGTTCTATAGCTGGAGGAGATACATTCACAATAATTTATCTTAAAATGCAACTCCATAGCATTAAACATGATGGAATTATATGTTTTGAAGGGACTGAGAATGATTTATCTGAACAACTTAGCATTGAACTTGACGAAGATATAGAAAATATAAAACTGACTTTGAATTTTCTTTTTAATAACAGGTTGTTAGAGCAAATAGAATGTGATGAATATCTGCTAAATAAGGTTCCAGAGCTTATAGGCAAAGAAACCGATGCAGCCGAAAGAATGCGTAAATTAAGGGAAAAACGTAACAATGTTACACCGTTGTTACAAGACGTTACACAGAGAAGAGAAGAGAAAGAGAAAGAGAAGATAAAGAAAAAAGATATTAGTGATTTTTTCGAAGATGTTTGGAAATTGTACCCGATAAAAAAAGGTAAGGGTTCTGTATCAGATACCCAAAAGAAAAAACTTTACTCTATCGGCTTAGAGGAAATGACAAGAGCCATAGAGAGATACAGCCAAGACAATAAAGACACAGATAAGCGATATTGGAAACATGGCAGCACATTCTTTAATAGCGGTTACATAGATTACCTAGACAAGAATTACGAGGACAAGCCTTGTGAAGAAGAGCAGAAAGGAGAGGAAAGCGAATATGACTATGACAATTTCTATGTCAATTGAAGATGCAGTAAACGAGGACGGCACATGTAAGTTTTGCGGAATGCCTACACCGTTTAACACATTGTCTAAGTTTCTTCTTATCAGGGGCAGAGTAAACAATGCTATGAGAGAAAGATGCACATGTGAAAAGGCTGTGGAGTTCTACAAGAGTTTTGATGAACAGCAAAAAGAGGGACAAGCCTTAAAAGAAAGAGAGGAGCTTGAGCAGATACAACTAGAAAGCCGAAAAGTCAAAATTGCCAATTACGAAAAAATGTTAGGGAGGAGGTTTGCTGGGAGGACTTTTGAAAGTTTTGACAAAACAGGTAATGAAACAGTATTTAATATTTGCCTTGAGTTTGCAAAGAACTTCAAAAACAACAACGGCGAGGGGTTAATGTTCCTAGGACAAGTAGGAACTGGAAAAACACACCTCGCAGCCGCAATAATCAATTACATAATAACAAAGCATGTAATACCTGTCAAGTTCTTGAATATAACGGCACTTTTGGAAGAAGTCCGAAAAACATACGACAAGGATAATGACAAGGCTGAGAACGCCGTTATTAGAGAACTGTCTGAGGTAGAGCTTTTAGTAATAGACGACCTAGGCAAAGAGAAGCGAACCGAATGGAGCAACAGCGTTATTTACAGGATTGTAAACAACCGCTACGAAAGCTACAAGCCATTAATAGTTACGACAAACTACAAAATTGAAGAACTAGGGGCAAATGTCGGTGATGCTACAGCTTCACGAATTATAGAAATGTGCAGAGGCTTAAGAATGGACGGCAGAGATCGCCGAAAAGAGAAACTAGGCAGGAGGTAAAAAGAATGAAAAACCTTGAATTTATAGATGAACATAACTGCAAAATTATGGAGACCCTAGACACTATTGCAATTAACCAAAGACATTTCCAAGGACAAAAACGTTGGTTTTGGGAAAGAGAATTGAAAGGAAAATCAACAGCGGATGAAATAAAATATTGCCCTTACTGTGGCGAATTATTAAAAACCGAATGAGATAGGGAGGTAGTTATGTACCCTAAATAAATAAAATACAAGCCAAGACCAGCAGAGCAGATGCAGGAGGTACTTGCAACAAATATACATAAAGCACTGGCGGGGAGTTTAAAGCCAAGTGATGCGGAGATTTTAGAAAGATTAAAGGTGGAAAGCCATGAAAAAATATAGTTTTACAGGAGTAACTAAGGTTGTATGGGGAATTACATTACACCAGATAAAAGCAGAAATTAGTTTCGGGTGCGTTGTGAAAGGTGAGATAGGCGGTTACATAGAGAAAGATGAAAACCTAGCCCATGCTGGCAATGCGTGGGTCTCTGGCAATGCGTGGGTCTCTGGCAATGCGGAGGTCTCTGGCGATGCGTGGGTCTCTGGCGATGCGTGGGTCTCTGGCAATGCGGAGGTCTCTGGCGATGCGAGGGTCTCTGGCGATGCGGCGATTATGTGGATATCTAAAATCGGCAGCAGAAACGGCACTACAACATTCTTCCGCTCCAAGTTGGGAATTGAGGTTTCCTGTGGTTGCTTCTTAGGAACAATTGAAAAGTTTGCGGATAAAGTTGAGCAGACTCATGGAGGGAATGAGCATGGCAAGGCTTATAGACTGGCGATAGAGATTGCTAAGTTAAGAATTAAAACAGATGATGTTATCCCGGAGGATGAAAAGCATGGATGATTACGGTGTAGATAAAACCAAAAACCGAATAGAGCGGTTCCAGATAGAAAAGCAACTAGGTAAAGCGGTGTTGATAGCAATAATCTGTCTAATCTCCGGCGTAGCGATTTGGTACACCAGCACATTAACAATTGTTTTGAAAGACACACTGAACACTCTGAACGACCAGCAGCAAGAAATTAACGATTTAAGAACAGATGTTTACAATTTGGAACTGTTATACCAAAACGAAGAGAAAAACGACCCAGCAGTACAAAACACACCTCTAAGCATGTCTGATAGGGAGTTGATAGAGCGAGTATGCCAAGCTGAGGCCGGAAGTAATTTGATAGGGTGTATGGCAGTAGCACAAGTGATAAGTGATAGAGCCAACCTGTGGAACATGACACCGTACCAAGTAGTGAACCAAGACGGACAGTTTGCAGCTCCAACAAAAGGCGAAATCAGCGCAGAGGCAACGCAAGCGGTTTGGGCGGTCTTTGATGAAGGCATGAGGGCTTTTGAGGATAATGTGACGCATTTTTACGCAGAGAATAGTCAAGAACCGTATTGGACGGATGGAAAAGAATATGTGGGTTCTAGGGGCGGAAATCGCTTCTACAATGCCAAGTATAGGAGGTAATATGACAACTCTAAAAGAAAAAATAAAAAATTTATCTGATGGCATTAACCAAATGTCAGACGGTGAAATGAGACCAGTAACTAAAGGATTTTTTAAGACTATGCTTGAAGATTATAAAAGGCACGCAGAGTTAGAGGACAAACTAGAGCAAGGGTTGATGGTTGAAAGACCCTGCGCCATAGGAACTACAGTTTATGGAATATGGGAAAAGCCATACACGCACGAAAGCAAATATGGGAAAAGAAACAGAAAGGGACATATGATATCTGATTATAAGTTTTTAAGCCGAGTAGTAAAAGCACATGCTAAAAAATTTGAAGTAAGGCCTTTCAAGATGCAAGAGTCATATTACAGGGTTTTAGGAAAGTCTGTATTTTTAACGCAAGCAGAGGCGGAGGCAAAACTAAAAGAAATTGAGGGGATAGCATGAACATAGAGACATTACAATCCTACATAGGCAGCAACATATTCGGAGTGTTCAAGGGGCAATCCAAAATAAGTAAAAAGAGGGTCTACGGATTTGAGATAAACCGTAGCTGCGTAAAAATTTTGGTTGAAGACAAAGGCTCTGATTATCCGTTCTGTGCATTAGGAGATATCGGGTCGCATGCCTTTTGGACGGAGGCAGAGGCACAGGCAGTGCTTGAAAGGAGAAAAGGAAAATGAATATAAATAAATTTCAAAAGAAAATGTTTGATAGATTGATTGCAGGTGAGAGGGTTATTTATTCGGAAACGCCAGAGGGGCAGGTGATGCTTACGAATGGCTATGAAGCATATGTATTTTTCAAGAATGAAATTTGTTTAAACCTGGATATGTGCCAAAAGGTAAATGACTTAAGCAAAGTTATTGAGCCTAGTGGAAAAGACAGAACCGTTGAGCGCTCCAATAGGATTTATAACTCTAACGGCAGGATTTGCCATGAACTTGTAAGTGAAGACGGCATGAGTGTATGGGTTCAAGAAAAGCTTTTAAAGCTATTTGATGATTGCTGCACATTCAAGGCACACTCGCCAGCAGATAGAATCCTCGTGTCGGACCCGCATGGGCGAGTAATTGCGGTTGTATTGCCTATAAGACTTTCGCCGGAGGTAAGCCATGAACCAGAAAGTAATTAAGGAGCTGCAAAAGCTAATGGCTTTATGCATAGAGATAAACGAAAAGCCAGAGCACACTGTTTTCTTTGACTACGCCGGGCATGTTGATACTTTCGGCGTAAATATAAATAAAAATGGTTGGGAAAAAGAAAGCGTAGCAAAATACTTAACTTCTGTTGGTGGCGATGAAATGACTGTATCTAATATAAAAAAATGCTGTAAGAAGCTATTGAAATATAAGGAGTGGTAACAGTGAATAACATCACGATGGAAACACGACAAGAAAGCTATATAAAGACCGAAACAGCCGAAAGGTGCAGGATGACTCTAAGTACTTTAGATAAGCCTATGACAGCTAGGCAGATTGCTTATAGGTTAGGGTTTAAGGACTTGAATAATGTTAAACCTAGAATCTCAGAGATGCTGAGGAAAGGAACAATTGAGGCAGTCGGTAAAGCTTACGATGAAGCCACAGAACGGAATGTGGCGGTGTATAGGAGGGCTGAACAGTGAAAGCAAAAGAATTAATTAAGCTTTTAACCGAATATGAAGATTTTGACGCTGAATTAAAAGTGCATATAGCAGTACCAAAAGAAGAACTGAAAAAACGCAGCTACAAATACCCATACGATACTTACAAAATAGAGTTAGACGATATAGGGCATTCTGACAAAGTATTGTTGTTAAGTTGCACGATTGACGAATCAGAGGCTTGATATGTACTACTGTAACGATTGTGAAGAATACATAACCCCAAAGTTAGCGGATGATATGTGTACGGACGTTTGCCCCTATTGTGGAACTGAGGATATTGAAAGAGCCGGGAGTTGCCCGGTATGCGGAAACCCTATAAGAAGCCACGAGGACTATTGCGGGGAATGCACAGAATTAGTGGGCAGATACATTTTGGAGTTGGGGATTGAGTTACATATTACAACGGATAAAGCCAGAGAATTGTTGATGGCGGTTATGGAAAAGGAGGATTGAAGAATGGCGTTAAAACCTTACAAAGAATTAGTGCAAGAAGATATAAGCAAGCATGTTGAAGAGCGTGACGGCATGAAATATTTGAACTGGGCGAAGTGCGTTGATTTGTTGCATGAGCATGGAGCAACAGAGGTATATTTTGAACCATTAGTAAATGAAAAAGGCTCAAGTCTATTTATGACGGAGCATGTATTTACGGATAAGAATGGAGTTACAAATAGATGCTATGAGGTTGGGGTTAAAGTTGTTGTAGACGATAAGGTTTGGGAATTTAGAGGGCCACTAATGAATGGCACTAACCCGGTAAAAGACAATTCCATTTCCCAACAACGGATCTGGAACTGCCAAACAAGGCTGTTTGTAAAGTGCATAGCAATACATACAGGGCTTGGTTTTAATTTATGGCTCAAGGAAGAGCAGGAAACAGAAAAATCCGATAAATGGGACGATATAAATAACCATAGTTTGGCAGCCATTAAAGAACGCATTGAAAGGCTTGTAACATTAAAAATGGATGGTGGTTTATCGGCTGAGGAAATTGCCGTAAAAGCTGGGTTGAAAGATGCTGACGAAATGCGAGAGTATATCAGAATGTTTAAACGAATACATGATTTTGAAACAAAACTGAGGGCATTATGATTGCGGACAAGTCAAGAGCATTTTGGATAGGTGCTAGCGATACGAGTTATGTTGTAGGCAACCGCAATACGGCTAGTTTTAAAAAATGGTGGTTGGAGAAATTAGGGTTACGGCAGAACGATTTATCAACTAAAGCTATGAAATGCGGTAATGCCTTTGAGCATAAAATACTGGATTGTATCGGTTGCCGAAAAGACCACCAGATTATCATACCAGAGTTGCATCTAAGGGTTAATTACGACGGCGATAGAGACGGCACGATTTACGAGGTTAAAACACATAAAGCCGAGAAACCTTTTAAAGTCTCTAAAGCCTACTGGAGACAAGTACAGGTAGAAATGTATGCCATGGGTACAAAAGACCTTTATATCGTGTCCTACGCCCTCACGGAGCAGGAATATGCAAACTATTTTACACCGATTGAGCCAGAACGGATTGAATACCACAAAGTCGAGCATGACGAAGAATTTATAAACAATGAGTACCTGCCAAAGCTGAGAGAGCTATGCGGATATTTAGAAAGGGGAGAAATGCCAAAATGAAACTATGGTGCATAAGAGATAAAGAGACAAGCAAATTTGTATCAAATTTAACCAACCCAAGGAAAAAGTTTTGGGAGAAAAAGAAAAGTGCGGAATCTGCTTTAAAATTCCCTAATAGGCATGTTTTTAAAGGCAAAATTGAAAACCTTGAACTTGTTGAGTTTGACTTAATAGAGGTAAAACTATGATGATACCAAAACCACCTAAGAAAAAAGGCAGACACAGACAGACAAAAGAGTGTGATATATCTCCAAAAGTAAAAGAGATAGTTTGGGAAAGAGACAATCATTGTTGCATAATCTGTGGTAACCCTTACGCAATGCCAAATAGCCATTATATTAGACGTTCAAAGCTAGGCAAAGGAATTGAAGAAAATGTAGTGACAATGTGTGCTGAATGCCATCATCAAATGGATAACGGAGAGATGCAAGAAGTATACAGACAAGCAACTAAAGAGTATCTGATGGAGCATTACACGGACTGGAATGAGGAAGATTTGATTTATAAAAAATAGAAAGGAGTAAAGAGGTTTGCGGCCGCAATAAATCCGGATTTACTCCGTATAGAGATGAAAGTATTAGTAGCCTGTGAAGAGAGCCAGGCAGTAACGATAGAGTTAAGAAAGCTAGGGCATGAAGCCTATAGCTGTGATATAGAACCATGTAGCGGAGGGCACCCTGAATGGCATATACAACAAGATGTTTTACCATTATTAAACGGAAAATGTAAATTTAAAACACTTGATGGCACAGAACACAAAATTGTTGATAGGTGGGATATGTTGATAGCACATCCAGTATGCACATATTTAACAACATGCGGAAATAGAGCATATTCATTAAAATTCAATCCACCCGAAAAAGTGGTTGAAAGATATAAAAAAAGAGACGAAGCGGTTAAATTTTTTATGGCGTTTATAAATGCTGACTGTGACAGAATAGCGGTTGAAAATCCACAAGGATATATGAATACACACTATAGGAAACCAGACCAAACATTGCACCCTTATTATTTTGCAGAAAGCCAAGAAGATAAAGAAAACTATCACCAGAAAAAAACATGCCTTTGGTTAAAAGGGTTACCCCCACTAGCAAGAATTAACGATTTACCAAAACCTAAACCTATGTACATATGTCAAGGAGAAAAAAGCAAAGGGAAACCTATAGGTTGGTGTGAGGGAATGCGAAACATTAAGGGGGGGCAAAAGGAAAGAGCAAAGGCAAGAAGCAAGACTTTCCCCGGTATAGCAAAAGCAATAGCAGAACAGTGGGGCGGTGAGATATGCAAGTAAAAAACATAGATGCAAAGATAAATCTAAATGGGGACTATGAGGTAATACTTACAGTCCCCCGAAAAGAGAGAAAAACCGTTGAAAAGCTACTTGAAGAGTTTAAGGCAAAATCAGATAAAGACTGGCAAGCCACAATAGCAGTAGCAAGAAAAAAGCGATCTAATGATGCAAATGCTAAAGCATGGAAACTACTTGGAGAGATAGCAAAAGAGCTATCCAAAGAGCAACCAATATCGGCAGAAGAGATTTACAGAGGCATGATTCCAGATGTTTCAAAAGGTGAGGTTATTCCAATACGTGATGAAGCCGTAGAAAGCTGGATATATAACTGGGAGCATAAGCCAAGCAATAAGATAGGTTGGATAAGCAAAAGCCTTGGAAAATCGAAAATAGAGGGTTATACAAATACAATAAATTGGTTTGGCTCAAGTTGTTTTGACACGGTAGAAATGCACAAATTATTAACTCTAATAGTGCAGGAGTGTAAGCAACTGAATATAGAAACTCTTTCCCCGGACGAGCTGGAAAGGCTGGTGCAGATGCATGGACAATAAACAAGCATTTACAGCCTACTTATTACATAGACAGACCGAACGTAAGCAAAAGCAAATAAAACAGGCTGAGCAGACAGAGAAAGACTATAAAGCCTATCTAAGCATGACAATAAACAGTTATCACACGAAGAAAGGTGGCAGATATCCGAGGAAAGTATATGGGTATCTGTAGGAAATTAGAATTTAATTAGGAAAGGAGTAAGAGGTTTGCTGGCCAGCACTAAAGACGTCTTTACTCTAGTACATATTATGAAAACAGAACTATATAACGATAATTTTCAGAACTTTAAAAGATATGGAATACCAAAAGCACAGCTTGTTATAGCTGATATCCCATACAATGTGGGTAACAACTTTTATGGTTCAAATCCTATGTGGTATAAGGGTGGCGACAATAAGAATGGCGAAAGCGATAAAGCTGGTAAGGCTGCCTTTAATACGGATTTTAAATTTAATATTGCTGAATACTTCCATTTTTGCAATAGGTTGTTAAAGAAAGAGCCAAACAAGGCAGGAGCAAGGGGAAGAAGCTCAGATGCACCTTGCATGATTGTATTTTGCGCATTTGAGCAAATTGAAATGGTTAAATACTATGCTAAAAAGCACGGATTTAAAAACAATATTCCACTTATATTTATTAAGAATTACAGTCCACAAGTTTTAAAAGCAAATATGAGAGTAGTTGGTGCAACGGAATATGCTTTACTTTTGTACCGTGACAAGTTACCAAAGTTTAGAAATGGAGTACAGACTGACGAAAATGGAAAAACAATCCGTGGTACAGGCAGGATGGTATTTAACTGGTTTGAATGGGAGAAGGACGGAAAAGACATACCAAAGATACACCCAGCACAAAAGCCAGTAAAAGTATTAAAAAAGCTGATTGAAACATTTACTGATGAAGGGGATGTTGTGATTGATCCTTGTTGCGGAAGTGGCTCGACATTAAGAGCCTGTATGGAGCTTAACAGAAATAGCTATGGATTTGAATTATGCAAGCCTTTTTACAACAGAGCAAAAGAGGAAATGATATCAGGATTTGAGACTTATGAGCAATTAACTATAGCGACAAACTAAAATTTAACCTTATAGGAGGAAATATGAAAGAACTATTAAAAAGTATAGAGCCGTTAATTCAAGAAGAACTAGACAGAGCAAATGAGAAGTTTCCACAATTTTCAAGTTCACATGAAGGTTATGCAGTACTGATGGAAGAAGTAGAAGAGGCTGAAGAAGATATGAAAAAGGTCACGGCGTTTCTAGGAATGCTAAAAGAACTTGTAAAAGGTAACGAGTACCCATGGCAACATCAAAGGCTAGTGTATATCAAGGCAAATGCACATGAATTAGCTGCCGAGGCTATACAAGTTGCAGCAATGGCACAGAAGTTTATTGATAGATTGGAAAGCGAGGAAAAATAAATGAATCAAGTTATACTTATTGGGAATTTAACACGTGATCCAGAGTGTAGATATACTCCAGATACGCAAATGGCGGTCTGTACGTTCACTTTAGCAATAAATCGAGGAAAAGACAAAAACGGTAATGACAAAGGAGCAGACTTTCCAAGAGTTACGGTCTTTGGTCGGCAAGCGGAAAATTGCGAGAGATTCTTGACAAAGGGTAGGCTTGTAGGAATACAGGGAAGGCTTCAAACTGGCAGCTACAAAAACAAAGACGGCGTAACCGTATATACAACTGATGTTGTAGCAAATAATGTAGAATTTCTGGAATGGGCTGATAAAAAAGATGATAGTGTACCGGATGGATTTGAAGAGTTTGCAAGCGTGGATGATGATTTTGTACCGTTTTAGGAGGTAGCTATGACCCATAAATATATTTTCATCTACACATTCCAGAAAGGAAATAAAATAGGAACGGGGCATGAAGTGTTTACCACTAACGGAAAATTAAAAGAAGCTGGAATAAAAGAAATGATTGATACAGTCCAGAAACAGACCAAAGTAGACAATGTAATTGTGTTAAATGCAATAGAACTTAATATCCCGATATCCGAAAGAATAAAAGGTTTAATACTTGAATGGTCACGGCTTCGATTGCAGATTATTGAGAACCTAAAAGTGATAATGGAAATTGAAGAAAAATGGTACAAAAAAGAGGGTGGTAGTAATGGCAGTACCAAGAGCGAAGAAAGCTAAAAAAAATAAACAGACAGAGGCCGAAAAGTGGATAGCAGAAGGCTTTAAGGAAGGTTATGCACAGGGCTACGATAAAGGCTGTGACGAAATGGGAGATCTGTTTATGACACTGTTTTACACAGCCATGAAAGACGAATGCAACTTGAAAGCAGAAAAGGTAAACAAGGTAATAAAGAGGGCTGATAGGTACGCTATGGCCCTCAGAGACGGAGCTATAACCTACAAAGATATGTATGATGATTTAGTTAAAAATAAAGTTGATATGACAAGCTTTAAAAAGCCGATTGGAGGGATTTAATGAAAATTGAATGCTACCAATGCAAATACGGACGAATAAAGCCCAACGCAAACTATAGATGCATTGTGATGGGCTGGGATAAGCAACAAGAAAAGAATGCTACGGACAGTTGCAAGAAAGGAGAACCAATTGAGAATTATAGCAATAGACCCGGGAAACATTGAAAGTGCTTATGTAATACTTGACCAAAATTTTAATATATTGGATTTTGGAAAAGCGGATAATAACGTAATTAGCTGGAAACTAGGGAATGAACGTCTGGACATTTTTGTAATAGAGATGATAGCAAGCTACGGAATGGCAGTAGGAAAAGAAGTATTTGACACTTGTGTATGGATAGGGAGGTTTTGGGAAGTTTCCAAAGCAAGAATAAAAGATACAATCTACCGTAAGGAAGAGAAAATAAACATTTGCGGGAGCATGAAAGCCAAAGACAGCAATATAAGACAAGCATTAATAGACAGATTCGCAAAACACGACCTAAAGAACGGCAAAGGCACTAAGAAGAACCCTGATACATTTTACGGCTTTAAATCTGATATATGGGCGGCTATGGCGGTTGGTGTTACATACATAGATAAGTTAAAGTTAAACGATTTGCCTGCTACCCGGTTAGAGCAGTTACAGGCAATTGCGGAGGAATAACATGGTAGATAAAGCGTGCGAAAAATGTGAGTATGTTTGCGATACTCCTTTAGGTAGCTATTGTACACTTACGAATGAAAGTATTGAAAATACAAATTGTAATTATGATGAACAAAAAGACTTTGAGTATGAAATGATGAAGGAGGTAAGCCATGGATGATATAGCGCAAAATCATAACGCTATTATAGATTTAAAAGAGTGCTTGATTCACAGTTGCCTACCGTTAGACATAACCGTAAATTTAGCAATAGAAGCCCTAGAAAAGCAAATACCAAAGAAACCAATTCAGAATCGGTGGGCAATAGCAAAGTGTCCATGTTGCGGTGCAGAGCTAGGGCAGTGGCTAGAAGATGGATACCATAAAGATTATACAAACTTAAAAGTCTGTGATTGTGGACAAAAACTGGATTGGAGTGGTGAAGATGAATAATATAGAAAGAGCAATAGAATATATAAAGTTTTTAAAAGAGCAAAATAATACGCCTAGCATTGACATTAAATTGTGCCTAGCCTTAGAAGCCTTACAAGAGAAAGCAGAGCGAGAGAATCCAAAACCTTTGACATTGGAGCAGTTAAAGGAACGCATAGGAAAGCCCGTGTTTGTGGTTGGTGCAAACCCTAAAAAGAGGGAATGGGGAATTGTACATAACGGAAATGATGAACTTGGGGGGAGAATTACATTGAGACTTGATTTTCATAGCTTGATAACGCTTCCGGTTAATGCAAAAGTTAGGTTTTACGACCATGAACCAAAGGAGTAGAAAATGAATAAATTTAAAAAATATTGCCCTAATGTGTGGGTAGCAGAATGTGACGAGGAATATGAAAAAGGAGAAATCATTGAACTTGAAACAAAATACGGTAAAACGGTGGAGTGTGAAGTTTATAACTTGATTGGCGAAAACAATGAAAAATACTTTTACTCTATTGTTAGGCTTGAGGATAAGACATATGCACAGCGTAAAGCAGAACGATACAGCAACAGTGCCCAGAAACACTTGGCTAAAAGCGAAAACTATTACAATGCCTCACAAGAGGGGAGAGAGTTTTTATCTTTAGGAGAGCCTATAAAAGTCGGACACCATAGTGAGAAAAGACATAGAGCTCTAATTGAGCGAAACTGGAACCGCATGGGAAAAAGTGTTGAGTGTGAGGAAAAAGCAAAAGAGGCAGAGCGAAAAGCGGAATACTGGGAAAACAAGGCTGGCGAAATAACACTTGCCATGCCTGAAAGCATTGAATACTTTTCGGAACAGCTTGAAAAAGCGATTACTTACCATAAAGGCTTAAAAGATGGCTCAATAGAAAGATCCCATTCTTACTCTCTTACTTACGCTAATAAAGAAGTGAAAGAGTTGAGGAAAAAGGTTGAAATAGCAAAATTACTATGGGGGAACGAAGTGGACGACCATGAACCAAAGGAGGCTGCCGATGATAGATAAGATAATAGAGAGGCTGGAAGCGGAATATATCCCAGAAATAGAAGATGAATATGACGTTGGAAGAAATCGCGGCATAGATAAAGCCATCGCCATAGTCAAAAAGGTAGCATCAGAGGGCGGCTGGATAAAGTGCAGCGATAGTCCTCCGGTGTTTGACAAGCCTTTCCTGGTTCAGCTAGAAAACAATTCAGGGCAAAAGGCTATGACGGTGGCTGAATATAAACAATTCTGCGTTGAAGGTAAGAATATAGTCGGCTGGTTCACAACGGTCGAGCCATATGGAGAAAACGCCTTGAACGAAGAATGTGTTATCGCATGGCAGCCTCTACCAGAGCCATTTAAGGAGAGTGATTAAATGTACAACCTAGAATTTAGAGCGATAAACAATAATTCAAAGCCCTTTGATGTAAAGATAGGTGATACGGTAAAATCCACGGAGGAAGGCGTTTTTACGGTTACAGGGATATATAAACATCATTTTACAGCAACTAACGGCAAATGGAATACATCTTTTACTAAAAGCCAATATGGGACAGGGGAGGTACGCAAGATTGACAAACAAAGAAAAAATAGAGTATCTAAAAAGATACAATGCTTGTCTTAAAGAAGTTGAACGGCTCCAAGAAGAAAAAGAGCGCCTAAGCTCTATAAGAGATAAAATAACTCCAACATATTCCGATATGCCTAAAGGAGGGACGAGCGATAAAACAGATACTACGGCAGCTATAATTGATCTTGATTTAGAAATAGATTACCAAATATCAAAATGGACGGAATTGGGGCAGGAAGTCAAAGCAGTTATAGACACAGTAGAGGACTGTAATTTACGGCTACTATTAAAATACAGATACATAAACGGCATGACATTTGAGCAGATTGCAGTAACAATGAATTACAGCTGGAGACAAATACATAGGTTGCATAGTGAAGCCTTGGAAGCATTGGTAATAAAATAGAGGGCTATTTGCCCTCTATTGGTTTAATAGTAATAACTCCATCTTGAAAACTGGCCGTAACCTCCCGGTTATCCGCTGTTAGGCCCATTTCTCTAATCCAGCTTACGGGTAGGGTTAATCTGGTTGTTACTCCGTTTTTACTGGCAGTACCACCAGACTTATTAAAAGTAATTTTTAATGTGCGTTGCTCCATAAATTCTCCTTGCAATTTGTTTTTTATATGGTAATATATAAGCATAAGCAATAAGTGAACCACAACAAAAGTTGTATTTAAACGGTGAATAAAAAGAGTTCATTCGTTTATTTGAACAGTAACAAAAGTTGTATTTAAATGATGTTTAAAAGGAGTTCATTTGTCTATTTGCTTATTTGAACAGTAACAAAAGTTGTGAAGGAGCTATATTATATGGCTCCTTTTTACTTATATAGGTTTACAAATAATGTCTATATCATTAATTATTATTCCTCTTTTGTTCATATCTATATGCATATACATCCCTGTAAAATTATAAACGCCTACGTCTTGCAGATGCTGTCTGTCTTTTATAGGTATTATCCTTGTATCATCAACATAAATATTCCTTTTCCCACTTTCTGCACAACAACGCAAATACTCAAAAAATCTATGTCTAATTATAGCCTCTTCCAAAGTCACCAATAAGGGGTATTCCACTTTCCTACTTTTGTTCATTAAATACGGCTTCTTAGCATTAATAGATATATCATTTGGGACACCTAAAACCTGTCCATCCGATTCGTAGACGGCATTAAAAATTTTTTTTGAAAGATACTTTAAAGATTCTGCTTTGTATTTTTCTTCCCAGCCCATCACCTTAAAAAAGATTTTTAAACGGCCATTATCAGAAATATTTTTTTCAAATTCTGGCAGATGCGCACTTATCCAAGCTTTATTTTCTTCAATTTTAGGGATTTGTTCGTCATTGGCCCATTCTTTTAATTTGTTATAATAAAATTCGATGCCAGAATTAAGACGTTCTTTTTTATTAAGGTCCGTTTTATTAATTACAAAAGAAAAATAATTATTGCTTTTTACTATTTTATTTTTATCCACTGGCTTATTCATAGAGATCAATCGGCTATAATAATCTGCAAGAATTAGGAACTGATTATCAACATTACTTCGATCCAGTGGCGTCTTGCGTTCAATTTCAAAGCAACTATATTCATTCCCATTTACTATAAAATATGTGCCATCAGACAATAAATAGTTATCAAGAAAAATCTCTTTCTCCTGTGTTTTAAATATTGTCTCAAAGGTTTCTAAAGCTTCTCGCATATTAATCCTCCATTTTATTTTGCTCACATCGCATGTTATAGTTCAAATGACTGCAATCCAGTTAGTATTTTACAAATACGTTGATGCTGTCTCCGTCCGTTAATTGTACAGCAAACCAAGTAGCTCCCGGATATTGACTGCTACTTCCGAGATTGCCTACCTGTGAGACAAACTCACAAAGTTCGATCTCTTCCAACTGATTTTCCGTAATTAAAGTGTTATCCATTTCTTTTAAATCATTAATATTCATCTTTCGTACCTCCGTTTTGTTTATCTTTATCTTATGTACCTATAATACATCATTCGTGACGAATAGTCAATATCTTTTTACAAACTTTTTAAAAATATTTTTCGAATGTCATAGAATGTCATATTGCAACAGTGTTATAGTATATACATAAGATATTACACAGAGAGCAATCTCCAACTTAATCACCTAAGGCCGCCGAAAGGCGGTTTTTTAATTATGGAGGAGTAAAATGAAATATAGAAAAAAGCCTGTAGTAATTGAGGCTGTACAATGGACAGGAAAAAACCACAGAGAAATGTGGGATTTCTTAACTGGTAAAGTAAATGACTATATACAACCTAGCGGAGACAACTTCTATATAGACCACAATAAAATTAAGGGCGGCCTTGTAATTAAAACATTGGAGGGGGAACATATTGCAACTATCGGGGATTACATTATAAAAGGGGTAAAAGGTGAGTTTTACCCATGTAAGCCGGATATATTTCAAAAGACTTACGAATTAGCCAAATAGTTGAAATAAACAGTTTTGTTAATACCAACAAAACATAATTGCCTATCTACCAAGTGTAGAAAAGGCCTGCCGTATTTCTTATGGGTTTACGGCTTTTTTATTACAAGGAGATGGGAAAATGCAAGGTATACTAATCTTATTATGGATATTAGATACAATTGATTTACCACAATTAGAGTGTTTAGACACTACATATCCAATAAATACTTTAGCATGGTGGCTGATATGGATATTTGTAATTGGAGAAAGCGGCAGTAAGAATAACTAATACATAAAAGGAGGTGGTAAGTATGCCAGAGAAGAGTAGCAACAATAAGCCACTCACAATAAAAGAAGAAAATTTTGTGCAAGAGTTGTTTAAGGGTAAGACCCAATTGGAAGCCTATAAAACAGCTTACAATGCATCTAAAATGAAAGATAAGACAGTATATGAAAAAGCCTGTTTACTGGCTGGTAAGGACAAGATAAGGGCAAGATTGAAGGAACTGCAAGACGAAGTTAAGGAGAGAAACATTGTAACCGTAGAGAAAGTTTTAAAAGAATATTGCAAGCTAGCCTTTTTCGACCCGAGAAACTTATTTAATGAAAATGGTCAACCGAAGGAAATTACAGAGCTAGACAGTGACACGGCTGCATGTATAGCTGGTTTAGATGTCGCTGAAAACTATGATTTTAACGGAGAAGAAAAAGAGTTTATCGGGTATACCAAGAAATATAAACTCGCCGATAAAAGAGCGGCTCTTGACAGCATTGCAAAGCATTTGGGAATGTTCGTTGACAAAAAAGAGGTAAAGCTAGAGGGGAGCATTATCAAGGTCGAGCTAACAGAAGATTAATACCTCCGAAAAGATATATTTTGGGAATAGTTAGATTTTATGTAAACCAAAAACGAGCTAAAAATAGTCAAAAGTATCAAAAATCACCGAGAAAACACTTTTTCAATAGAAAATATTAAAAGAACGTTTGTTTAAATTACAACGTTCTTTTTTATTTAAAATTATGTAAACCAATATGAAAGGAGAGATATGGCAGATATACAAGTACAGATACCTAAAAAAGCTTTTAATGCTGCCTATATCTCATACCTAGGCAATGACAACAGATATTTAGTATTCTATGGCGGCGCAGGCTCTGGCAAATCTTATTTTATAGCAGAACGGTATTTAGTTAAAATAATGCAAGCTGGTATGTGCAATGTGCTAGTAGTAAGAGCAGTAGGCAATACCAACAGAGATTCCACGTTTGCACTATTTAAACAAGTAATATCTAAATGGAATTTAAGCAGTCTGTTTAAAATAAATGAATCTGACCTGCGTATAACTTGCACCAACGGAAACAGCGTTATTTTTAAGGGGCTGGATGATACAGAAAAATTAAAGTCCATTACTTTTGCCAAGGGCGAATTAACAGATGTATGGATAGAAGAGGCATCCGAGACGCTAGAACCCGATTTTAACCAGCTTAATATACGTCTTAGAGGTAAAGGCACCAAGAAACAGATAGTTATATCCTTTAACCCGATAGACATAAACCACTGGCTAAAAAAACGATTCTTTGACCGCAAAGATGATAACATAACAATTTGTCATACCACATATAAAGATAACCGTTTTCTAGACGATGAATATGTGCAGCTACTGGAATCCTACAAGGAGACAGACCCTTATTATTATGCGGTGTACTGCCTAGGAGAATGGGGAGTATACGGCAAGACTATATTTGACAAATTCAGAGTAACCGAAAGAATAGCTCAACTTAAGGGACAAACACTTAAGACGGGCTATTTTTATTACAAGTATTCAGAGGATGGGCTAACAGATATTCGTTGGATAGACGACCCAGACGGTTACATTAAGATAATTAAGCCTCCCAAACAGGGTTATCCATATGTAATAGGCGGAGACACAGCCGGAGAAGGAGAGGACTTCTTTACAGCACAGGTGCTAGACAATACTACCGGGGAGCAAGTTGCGGTACTAAAAAATCAATTTGACGAGGATTTATATGCAGACCAAATATATTGTTTGGGGTTACATTATAACACCGCTTTAATAGGTATAGAAAGCAACTACACACCAGCACCGATTAAACGGCTACAAGACCTACATTATCCAAGGCAATACGTAAGGCAACAAGCAGAGGATAATTATACACATGCCGTATTAAAAAAATATGGATTCAATACTAATAAATCTACAAGACCCGTAATCATTGCCGAACTTGTCAAAATTGTTAGGGAAAAGGTAGAACTTATCAACAACATAGATACGCTAAACGAAATGCTCACATTTGTCCGGGCGACAGAAGGAGCGCACAAAGGCCGTCCGCAAGCAGCAGAGGGCGCACATGATGACCTTGTCATGGCTCTTGCTATTGCTCATTATATCCGTACTCAGCAACGATTTGAGCCGGAGAAGCCACAGGGAGCTTATAAATATTATACAGAGGATATGCTAGAAGATTATTATAATGCCTCACCAGAGGAAAAAGAACAGATAATAAAAGAATGGGGGATACCGATAAATGGATAATCTAACCAAGTGGACTAGGCTGTATGAAACGGCTAGAAACGCACACGAGGGCAATTTAACACAGTATCAAAAGAGCCAGAAACAGTATGACGGCACGTTACAACCCGACAAGGGGAAAGAAGTAACGTGCTTTTATAATTTCACGGAGGAATTAATCGAATCCTCCATAGACAATGGAGTACCGCAACCGAAAGTTGAGCCGACAGTACCAAATGACCGCAATAACGCTCTTGCTAGGGCTATAGAGGACATGATAAATGGAGAAATGAAACGGATTAACTTTGAGACGATCAACGACCAAGACGAACGCACCACGAAGATTATAGGCGGCAATACTGGGATTGTGGAATGGGATAACAATATTAAAACACATTCCACCGTTGGAGCATTAGATTTTAGACTTATATCTCCTATGCAGTTTATTCCACAGCAAGGAGTATATGAGAAAAAGTATATGGACTATTTCTTCTTGACATTCGAGGATACCAAAAAGCGGATTGAAAAGAAATATGGAAAGAGTGTTGAGTTTGAAACAGTTGACACTACCATAACAGAACAACCGCTAGAGGATGATCTTGTTACTCAAGTATGGTGCTATTACCGCAATGATAAAGGCGGTATCGGAGTATTCAGCTATGTAGGCAAAACCGTATTGATCGACGATGACAATTATAACGCCAGAGGCAAACAAGTATGTGCTGCCTGTGGACTTGCTAAGAGCGGTTCACAATGCGAATGCGGCTCTAAAAAGTTCGTAAAACGCAATCTTGAGTATGAAGAATTGACAGAAGATAAAGAAACACAGTTCGGAGTTATTCCAGCAGAGAGCTATGCAAGAAACGAGGACGGCTCTTATAAACTCATGGATATAGAAGTACCACAGACAGAATTAAACCCGGAGACAGGGCGGCTAGAGCCTGTCTATGAACAAATATTTGATGAATTGATGAATCCTGTAGGTGAAAGAGTATCAACAAGGATAGAGCAACAAGCATACATGGAGCCTACAAAAATTCCTTACTATGTGCCTAACAATTACCCGGTATCAATCCGGCGTAATGTGTCGGCAGAGAAAAATGTCTATGGACGGTCAGATGCGGCAGACATTTTTGAACTGCAAGACAAGGCTAATAAAGTGGCAACTCGCATGATTGATAAAGTATTCCAAGGAGGCAGACTATTAACAAAACCTAAAAGCTTAAATCTTACATTTAATAATGGACTACAAGTGGTAGAAGTCGAAACAATAGACCAAAAGCAAATGATTGACTTAAAAGACCTGTCTTTCAATGCTCAGTCTGATTTAAACGTAATGACAGAGTGTTACATGATGGCTAAGTCTCTCTTGGGTATAAATGATAGCTCACAGGGCAAGCAAGACACCACGGCAACAAGCGGCAAGGCAAAAGAAGCACAAATTTCCAGAGCTTTAGGGCGACAGGAGTCCAAAGTAAAAATGAAGAATGCCTTTTATCAGGATATTTTTAAAAACATGTTCCAATATATGCTTGCCTACGCAGACGAGCCACGCTCTTATAATTCTCAAAATGACGAGGGCGACAATGTGGAATCTGTGTTTAATCGCTATGATTTTTTAGAACAGGACGACAAGGGGCAATGGTATTGGAACGACCAATTTATATTTACTGTAGACACCCAAGGAGGAGCGCAGGATAACAGACAATATATTATAGAAACCATGGATAAAGATTTTCAAGCTGGACTATATGGAGATATAAGCGATCCAGAGACAATGTATAACCTTTGGAAAGATAGAGAAGCCTTGCAGTATCCAAACGCTAAGAGACAGGTCGCAAGATGGGCAAAAAAAGTACAGGAGTATAAAGAAATGCAAGTCCAAATACAACAGAGTGGAGGTATGGGAAATGGCTACATGGAACGGATTGACAGGATTTGATTTTACTTTCGAAGAAAGCGAGGCTATCCACCAAGCTTACATAGATGTGTGTTTTGATGGAGATAGAGAGGCATATGAGGAGCATAACGCAGAAATAGAAAGGCAGAAAGCTAAAATATTAATAATTGGCACATGTGTAATTTGCTCAATTCCATTTGTTTTTCTTGCTACAATGTGGCTACTTTATTTGCTGTAACTATATGATTTACATTATTAATAGATAAGGAGATGATAACAAATGAAATGCAACAAATGTAATCTTGAAATGACCATAGACCATGTAGATAACGGCAAATATACATATGTTTGCACTAACCCACAATGCACAGAGCATTTAAAATGCGTTACGGCATTCGGGGAACCGATGGAAGGCCAAATGAAAGCAACTGAGCATGAAGCTAGAGAATATGTTAAAACTTTGGGTGAATAGAAAGTGAGGTGATCCCTACGGCAAGTTTAGGCTATTCAGAGTGTATGGAACACTCGTGTAAAGGTTGCAGACACCCATGCAGGATAAAAACAAAAGCAGGATACGCTTATAAAGTACGTTGCCCCGATTGTGGGAATTATTTATTAAAAGTTACAGAGAACACCGAAGGAACATTAATTGCGTGGTGTTCGGAATGTGAAAAAGAAAAGATTATAAAACTATAACTCAATTATTAAGCCTGTGACTATTCGGAAATTCCGAAAGGTTCGATGGGCTTTTTTATTTCGCTTGGGATAGCGTAAAAAACCTAGGAGGAAAAACATGGATGAAAATTTAAACGTATTAGACGATACGCAAGAGAATGTCGTGGATTCTCAGGGACAGGAAGATGTTACAAGCGAAGTTACCGAACCAACCACCGAGGGAACCTCGACAGTTGAGACGGAAGAGGAAGTCGCTAACCCTCAGCAGACACCTGAAATTAATTCACAGATTGCAGCAGCAAGGAGAAGGGCAGAGCAAGAAGTTGAAGCAAGATACTTAGAGAAAATGTCTGAATACCAAACTCTACAAAGCCAATTCGGACGACTACAAAGTGTTTTAGGCGAACTTGGATATGAAGGTAGTGCAGAACAAATTGCTGACACGATAGAGGCACAGAACCGACAAATCACACCAGAACAAGTTAGGTTCGAAAGAGAAGCACAGGAAAAGGCAATTAGAGAAGCTGTACAGAATAGCCCGGAGTTTATCCATACACAGGAAATGCTAAAGGTTCAAACACAACTTGCAAATGAAGCAATGTTTAATTCTCAGCTTGCAAAAATCACACAGTTAAACCCAGAGATAAAAACTTTAGCGGATTTAACAAAGATACCTGATAGCGATGTATTCGACGGCTTACTCGCTACAGGCAAATACACCATAGACACCGCTTATAAGAGGCTCATGGAGATAAGAGGCGCAAAGCCTAAGACCACAGACACAAAGAGTCACTTGCAGACTGTAGGCGGTTCAGCCAATGGAAACTATGACGAGGTTCCAAATGACGTTATGGAGCAATACAAGTTATTTATGCCGAATGCTACTGATAAGCAAATCAGAGAGCATTATAGGAAAAATCATGGAGGTAAGTAATGAAAAATAAACCATCATACGCAGGAAACATCACAAACAAGGGAACTCAGACCGTTGAGGCTGTATTTCCGCAGAAGAACGGGAAAGCACCTGTTAAAAAGACGGGTAACGACCTTAGAAGCAAAGGAGGCAACAAATAATGAAGTTACATACAAATGACAATATGTCACAGCCACCTATTGAACTGATACCAGCAGATGCAGCGGTCACTTATGTAATTGGTCAAGGATTAGTTATTACGGCAAATAAAGCCGCATTGGTTGGGGCTACGGCAGTTCCTAATTATATTTGCGTAGGTGCAGCAGAAAACGGAGAAGTTCCAGCAATTAGAGTACAGAAAGGACACATCTATGCAGCACCGTTGAGTGCAGACGGAACAGCATTAGCCGTGGGCGACAAAGTTACTCATGCCGCTGACGCAGTTAGAGTTACAGCAACTAAAGCAGACGGCGTTGCTGAAATCGTTGGATTTGAGACCGCAGCAAAAGCTGTTGGCGATTTAGTTTATATCAGATACTAGGAGGTAAGAAATGGCAGGAATTATATTTTCACAGGGTAGCGGAGTAAATGACTCCGTATTTGGTAAGTCACAGGAACCTATTAAAATGTTCCTTGAAAGCAAGGTTGAAGCGTTCGAAAACGAAAGTGCGTTGAAGAACGTTTTTTTTATGGACAAATCTAACAACTTTGCAGAGAAATTAACAGGCATGACCGCCATGAATGGATTTAACCCGGTTGGTGAGGGCGCAGCTTATCCAAAGGATGAAATGCAGGAAGGATACGATAAAGTATTAAAGCACGTTACTTGGAAAGATTCATTCCCTATCACACAAGAAATGATTGAAGATGCTAAGACTTTGGACCTTAGAAAGAAGCCTACAGCATTTATCAATGGATACAACAGGACGAGGGAAATGTTCGGAGCTGCTCTTTTGGGCGGTGCCGTCAATGGTTCTTCAATTGCTTTCAGAGGCAGAAACTTTGATTGCAAATCCGCAGATGGTAAAGCAATGTTTGCAACGGATCATCCCTCAATTCTTACAGGGAATACACAGGCTAATAAATTCACTGATGCATTCTCCGATGAAGCATTAAACAAAGCTGAGTGTACTATGCAGGACTTTAGAGGGGACAACGGTGAAATCTTAGCAGTATCACCAAATACAATCATTATCCCTAACGACCCGACATTAAAGAAAAATGTATTTGCGGCAATCGGAGCAGACAAAGACCCTACGACTGCAAACAATGGCTTTAACTATCAATTTGGAAGATGGAGAGTTATTGTGTGGGCTTATCTAAATCAGTATTTAGATTTATCCACTAATAAGCCATGGATTTTAGCAGATACACAGTATAACGAAGAAGTTGGCGGGGCAGTGTGGCTAGATAGAATCGAGCTAACAGTTAAGTCTTACATAGATGAAAATACAGACGACAATATTTGGAAGGGGCGTTCTAGATTTATTGCAGGATTTAATGATTGGAGAGCTTTCTTGGTTGCTGGCTGTGCAAGTGGATCAACATTATAGGGTTAGGGGCATTATGCCCCTTTTCTTTTTATGGGAGGAATTATGAATATAGGAGATAAATACGAAAATGGCGGCAGGATTTTAATTGTCGATGCCATTTTACCAAATGGAAAGTACTTAACTCATGTTATAGGCAAGGTTGGAGAGGTTCCGCAGGAGGCAGAACTAAAACAGGAAAACGCCGATGAATTATCACAGGAAGATAAAAAAGAAGAACTAAAAGAAAGCCTAGAGGAAAACCCAGCCGAAACACCTACAGAAGAACCAAAAGCAGAAGAGTTTAAATGCCAGCATTGCGGACAGGTCTGCAAGTCTAAAACCGGACTGATTGCGCATGAAAAAGCTTGTAAGGGAAACCCGGTGAACAAATAAGGAGGTCTTAATATGAATTGGGGAGAATGTAAATTATATGCTCTGCAAAAGATTGACCCTATTAATACCCTTACCCCGAACCGTAATACCAAAGGCTACTTAAACGCTATGCCTACAGTAGCAAACAGAGGATTGCAAGACCTTTCGACAGCAGGAAAGTTTATTATTAAATCCATTGATATAACACAGTCTGAAATTAAAAATATACTCCCTATGCCTCTTTATTTGATGGAAATATATACACATGATTTTGATAAGGCTTGGGAGGCTGACGGAGCGACTTCTTATTATTTTGAAGTTGACGGAACTGCAACGATTGAGATATATGTTGATGGCGTACTTTCCGAGACAATCCAGAACACTACGAAAGGTTTTACACCGCATAAGGGCTTTATATCCAACCCCGACAAAAAGCCTGTTAAATTAGTATTCACAGGCCCATATCACTATCAATATAAAAATATAGCTCTATACGATGTTAATTTCGAAACTTTAGACGATATTTGGGACTATGTAAGCGAAAAAAGATATAACATGAAAGACCTTGTAACCGATTTTTATAAATTAGTTACTACTGACTTAGTGTTTCAGGGAGGATTTAACCAAACCCGCTATTCAAAGACTTCTGATTATTACTGGGAAGGAGATTCAACTCTTGTATTAAATGGGCTTCAAAAGGGAAGTTGGAAGGTACATTATTATGCATATCCACAGGAAATAACAGAATCCACTACAGATGATACTATTTTAGCATTAGATCCAGAAGTTGCCGCATTGCTCCCTATCTATATGGCCTCTGAGCTAATAGAGGACGATGATCTAGACGTAGCTTATTATTTCCGACAGCAATACGAAGAGGGGAAACAGCGGTTAAGACCGACACAATCCATCGGAAAGGCTCAATTTGTTGATGTGAATGGGTGGTAAATATGCAAGCACCAAAGAGTAAAACAAAACATGAAATTACTATAGAGGACTTTAACGGAATAGATTTGAGAAACGCACCTTCCAAAGTAGATTTTAACCGCTCTCCCATGTGTCCGAATATGCTACGAGAAACCAAAGGCAACAATCGCAAGAGACACGGATATGAAACAGTCTACTCTTTAGATGCACCTATAAATGGCTTTCATACGCTCAGAACAACGATAGAAAAGGTGTTAATACATGCAGGCACAAAACTTTATGTAATGGGCGAAACAGAGCCTATCCACAGTACTTTAAATAATCATTTGTCCGTATCAAGGCAAGTTGGCGGCAAACTGTATATTTTCGACGGTGCAAACTTTCTGTCATATGACGGCACAACGGTTGCGAATGTTGAAGATAATGCATATATTCCAACAACTACTATTGCCAAAACCTACACCGGGGGAGGCACTCCACTAGAGCCTTTAAATCTTTTAACCCCAAAGAGGATTGAAAGATTCATAGGGGATGATACTCATACGACATTTCAGCTAGGATCTACAAATTTAGATGCTACCGCCGTAGAAATAAAAGCCTTAAATTCAAGTGGCACGTTTGACACATTAACAGAAGGGACACATTTTTCTGTTAATAGAACAGCAGGAACTTTCACATTAAATACAGCAAGACCGACACCAGTAACCGGGGAGGATAATCTCTACGTTACCTATGCTAAAACCGTAGAGGGATATGCAAACAGAGTCAAAAAGTGCGATATTTGCACTCTTTACGGACTAAATGGACAACGTGACAGAATATTTGCTAGCGGCAATCCCGATTTTCCCAACTACGATTGGTACTGCAAGAGCAACGACCCGACCATGTGGGGCGATACTTGGTATTCGGTAATAGGACAAGAGGACTCTAAAATAATGGGATATTCCATAGTAAATGACTTTTTAGTGACCCATAAAGACAGGGCTGAAAATGATTCAAATGCTAACTTAAGGCAAGGCACATACGACAGCACAAACGGTATTGTTTTTAAGTCTGCTGGAAGTTATGCGGCTGCCGGAGCATTATCGAAATATGCTTTTGTATCCTTTCAGAATGAGCCTTTATATCTAAGCACAGACAAGAATATACATGCCATCACTCCGAGTGATGTTTTAGGGGAGCGTTCTAGCCAAGAACGGTCTTATTTTATTTCTTCTGCTCTTGCCGAAGAAGATTTGACAGATGCCTATGCTTGTTATTACAACGGCTTCTATATGCTTGCGGTAGGCGATAAGATTTATATTTTAGACTCCATGCAAACAACAATTGAGCAAAACAGACCGTATTCCACAAGACAATATGAGTCTTATTTATTTACCGGGATAGGTGCAAGGATTTTGCATGTTATAGGAGACACTTTATATTTTGGTACGGCCGATGGAAAAATAAAAAGATTCATGGATAAGGAACTTAACGGATTTCTTGACGATGGACAGACCTTTCCTTGCTATTGGGACACATGCGAAATATACGGCACGAAAGAAGAATTGAAAAAGACATTCAGACATCTTGCAGTTTGTTTAAATTCATACGTTAAAACAGGTTGCAGAGTATGGGCCAAGATAGACGGCATTTGGGAAATTCTTTTTGAGTATGACGACACAGCAGACTACTTTGACTTTAACAATATAGATTTTAGCCGCTTTACCTTTAGAACAGACGGAACACCTACAATAATCGGAGGAAAATGCAAGATAAGGAACGTTCTCCATGTGCAATTAAGATTTGAAAACAACAGGAATGAACCGTTTTCTGTGCTATGGGCGAAACTAAAATACACTCTTGGAAATGAATACCGAAAGTAGAAAGGAGAAACATGCTTACAGATAGAAAAATAACTACATACCAAGATAATATAAAAAATTTGTCTGATACTCCGTCGAGTGATGGTGTAGCAGCGGAAACCTTAAAAAACATATTTGATGGCAGAACTGACAAAGAAGTTAAAAGTTCAATAAACGGAATTGTTGACGACCTTACATCAGCCACAGATGGCAGTAGCGGAGCTGACAATATCGGAGCAACAGCGTTAAAAGAAAGCGGTGCAACAACAGTACAGGGGCAACTTGAGGAATTGAACAATGAAAAGGTTAGTGCAATTAGTCTTGCATCATCCGCAGATGGATCAAGTGGTGCGGATAGTGTTGGTTCAACTCCTTTGAAGGAGGGCGGGGCTACCACGGTACAAGGACAACTTGAAGAACTTAAAAATGAAAAAGTTGACAAAGTAACCGGGAAAGGATTATCTGCTAATGATTTTACCAATGCATATAGAACTAAATTAGATGGCATAGAAGAGAACGCAAACAATTATGTGTTGCCAATTGCAAGTACTACCGTTGTAGGCGGAGTAAAAGCCGGGGTTTCAATTGAAATATTAGCAGACGGCACTATAAACGGCTTATCCGCTCCAGCTCCTGATTATCCCGCGAGGGAATCCATAGCGCAAGAAATCATAAACCGACAAAATGCAGACCAAGCCTTGAGTGACAGAATCGACACCGAAGAATCAACCAGAGCTGGAGCAGACACGAGTTTACAAAACCAGATTACAACAAATAAAAATGCCGTTAATGTTAATATATCCGAAACCGCAAGAACCTTATACGGGCTATCCGTTGGTGATGCTAATGTAGATAAAGTGTTACAAAAGACTATGCAAGGGGGCTTATTAAATGCTCTTTTAACTGGATTTAGTAAAACAACAGATGCAGGCGATATTGTAGCAACAGATACGTTGTTAAAAGCATTAAGCAAGCTAAGTAATAATATTAAAATAGTTACTGGAACTTACACAGGCAACGACGCAGCTAGCAGAGAGATTATCCTTGGATTTGCGCCTAATTTTGTCCTAGTGTACGAAAACCACCCCAATTATTCTGAGTTTATGTTTAAAACTACGAGCACTTGTGCCAGATACGATGTTACACGTGCCAAGTGCTCAATAACTGCCGCTTTTTTATGCACCAGCAATGGATTTTTAGCTGGTAAAGATGATTGGGTTGGTGATAGTGGTCTTAGCAGTAATAATAACGGTCGTGTTTATAATTACTTGGCGTTAGCAGCATTAGCATAGAAAGGGGCAAAGAATAATGATTATATTTAAAGATAATTCTTATCAAACCCACAGCGGATATCCTGATATAGACTGGACAGGAGAAGCAAAGTTTGTTCTTCACGATGATTCAGAATTAGCAAATAAAATTAAATCCCTATACCCATACTATAATTTTGTTTTGGATGATAAAGGAAATTTGATTGACATTGTTGCTACGGAGCAACCACCAGAACCAGAGCCAACAGAGGAAGAAAAACAAGCAACCCATGATGAACTATCCATCCAATACATACATGATAGATACAGCTATGATGATGAAAACAAAATCATGCGAGAGTATTTAGCAGATATGGAAAATGCCGAGTGTAAGGTGGCGTTTGAAGCCTATAACAATTATGTAACCGAATGTAAACAGAAAGCTTATAAAGAAATCTACGGAGAATAACGCACAAGCGTTTATTTTTTTACTTAAATATCAAGAGCCGAAAGGCTCTTTTTTATTGGAAAGGAGTACAAATGGCAGTATACGGACCATCAACAGGTCATTATTCATCTCAATCTATCAGAGCAGCCAGAAAGACCGGGGGGAGTGGGGGAAGTAAATTAACCAATAGCAACGGCTCTTGGAACTATACACCAGATTCAAGCGGTTTAGAGTCGCAATATGAGCAACAGTATTATAACAGTAATTCCGGCAGCGGTTACGGTAGCTCTAGCGGATATGGTTCAAGCGGTTCCAGCGGAAACAGCTACTATAATTCATGGCAAAGCCTACTTGATAAACAATTGCAAGCTCAGCAAGATGCAATCAACAAGCAGACTCAAGCCACAATCGACAGCATTAATCTGTACCGCCCTAAAGTCACCCAAGACTACGAAAAACAGCAACAGGAGAATTACATATCTAACACCAAGAATCAGTACCAGATCGGCGATTACATGAATGCTATGGGGTATTCGGGAGGGCTTGCAGAGTCAACTTTGGCTAATTTGAACACGAACTATCAGAACAACAGGGCAGCAGCAGACAAAGAGCGTAACAATGCTATGTTAGCTTTAGATCAGCAAGTTGCACAGGCGCGCTCCACAGGTGATGCCAGCCTCGCAGACGCGGCTAATACTTATTACACAAATTATCTCAATGCGTTGCAACAGCAAGAACAAATGGACTACCAAAAACAGATACAGGCGCAGAATGATTATGTTGATACTGTAGGAGCATACGCAAATGATTACATGGCTGAAGCTAATAGGTTAAGGTCTTTGGGAATACCAGAAGATGATCAAAGGATTAAAGTATTGATGGCAAATCATTATAAAAAAGCTAACGAACAGCAAGCGGCAGCCGCTGCGTCTCAGCAACAGGAACTAGAGAACTACTGGAAACAGCAGCAAGTTAATTATCAAATAAATAAGCCTTACTATAAACCTTCAAGCGGTGGGAGTAGCAGAGGCGGGCTTTCGTCAAGTGATGCAAAATATCTATATGATATGGGAGAAATCACATATGAGCAATTACTCAACGCTTTATATAAATAAAGGAGAAATGCCATGTTTGCAAATAAAGCACAGGAGCGTTTTATACTCAATAGCAAGAAAAAACAAGAAGAAAAGAAAAAGGCGGAAAAGAAGGTAGCAACGCCTAAAGCGGTAGTGCCCTTAAAAGGAAATGTGGGAGTACTTGCGAGCCAAAAGGTGTCAAGCCAGAAACCTACTACCCCGAAAGAAACCGCATCAAAGCCAGTTGCCAGCAAGGTAACAGCAGAAAAGCAAATTCAACAACAGAAATTGAATTACAACCTTGCGCAGAGTAGAGGAGACTATTTAGGCAAAAGATTAGCTAACACAGCCGCCAACACAGTAAGAACGAGTGCAGGTATTCCCCTGTACTCCTCGGCTGTAGGTGATAGACAGGCAGCTTTAACAACAGCTAAAGGGTTAATCGGGTTAAAGCAAAATATATCTAATCAGATGGCAAACACAGCGAATATTCCGCAGATACCAAAATCAAATAAAGTTGTAGGCAAAATAGCTCAAAATCTTTTGACAACTATACCAGCCTTAAGAGACACAGGAAAAGCTGTTACTGGGCTTATGTACGGAAATCTCCCAAGTGATGCAGAATACACAAGAAATAGAATTGCTCAAACAGCATACGGAAAGGGAATGTATGGAGTAGCTCAAGGAATATCGCCAGTTAATACAAACCCATATATCCAAAATGCATTAAGAGGCCCAGATATAACAAATTCGCTCGCCTTTAAAGCCGGAGAAGTAGGAGGCACACTAGCAAGTTTCGCCGTTCCTTATGCTGGAACTGAAAAAGCAATAGGTCAAGGGCTTTTAAAAGCCGTTCCAAGACTAGCAAATGCCCCTAAATTAGGGCAGAAGGTGGCTAAATCTGTAGCCACCGACTTAACTGTTGGATTGCCTTTGAATGTAAACTATGCATATAACAAAAATGAATTAAGAGGGCGAGAAGCATTAAAAAATATAGCTCAAAACACTGCTTTAGACATTGGGGCAGGTGGAGTTTTAGAGGGACTTGGATTTGTTATTGGTAAAACCCTGAAAAGCGGTAAAAAAATCAATTCTGTTGATGATTTAAGAAGTTTAACACCGCAAGAAGTTAGCGAGGTTGACAACATAGTCAAATCAACCCCAAATCAAGCCGTACAGCCTCAAACATTCGTTAATGAACCAACAGCCTCAAAACCTCTTGAAGCGGCTACAAACCTTCAACAAACGGCTCCGAGAATTACCGACAATAGGAAATTTAAAGATTTGGGTGCTGACGTAAATCAATTTCCACAAGAAATGAAAACTTCTAGATTCAAGACTAACACTATGAGAAATTCCAAAGTGTTTTCTGAGGCTGAGAAAGGCATTGATGATGCTGTCTATGAGTATGAAGTTGTTTCTGAAAAGAAAAGTCTGCAAGAAGCAAAACAACGTTTACAGGCTGATTTTGATGGGGAAGTAAAAGACTTATCCCAAAAGAAAGACTTTGACGGAGTAGACCTTGATACAAGTATGGGAATTGCTGAACAATATTTGAAAGAAGCAGAAGAAACAGGCGACTTTAAAAAATTCCTTGAATGGACAAAAAGAATCCAAGAAAAAGGAACACAAAGCGGCCAAATGATTCAAGCCTTTGCAAAATATACTAGAACACCCGAAGGCGCATTGGTCAAGGCAAATCAAACTATCAACAAAATTGTGAAAGAACTCGCAAAGGACAACCCGAAGCTGCTTGACACCATAAACGAGGAGACAAGAGAAGTCTTGCGGAAGGCTTTAAACGGAGAGTTTGGCAAAATAAAAGGCTCTAAGAAATTCGTTGAAGATATAAGAAATCTCGCGCTAGATGGCAATATTAATAAAGAGTCGGTCGAGGAACTTATCAAAGGCAAATATGATATACCAACCTTAGCAAATGCTGATGTCAAAGCCATAACTGAAAACATGAGACTAGGGCAAGATGCCACCGACCCATACATGAGAGAAATGTATTTTAACAGAGCGGAGCAGATTATTTCCGACAAAGTTCCGGCGGCGAAAAGAGAAAAGTTTAGAGCCTTACAGCGATTAAGTTTGATTTTGAACCCCAAGACTTTAATAACAAGAAACCCTTTAGGTAATGTGATTCTTGGAACGGCAGAAAATATAAAAGATATTCCAGCCTCTGTTGTTGACAGGTTGGTATCAGCCAAAACCGGGCAGCGAACCACAACAGGGCTGACACCGCAAAAACTAATCGAACAGGCAGAGGGAATGAAGCAGGGATTTTCTGAATGGCGAAAAGATATTAAATACGGCGTTGACACCTCACCATCAAGAGGGCAGTATGAACTACCCAACAAAAGGATATTTAAAAATGACATTTTAAACAATCTGGATATGTTTGAAAGAAGAGCATTGCAGTTAGGAGATAGACCATTTTATCAAGCCGCTTATAATAGCCGCATTGGAGAACTTAAGAAATTAGGAATAACAGGTGAAGAAGCAGAAAAACAGTCAAGGCTATATGCTTTAGACCGAGTCTTTCAAAATGACAGTGCTTTGTCTAAAGGAGCCTCAAAAATTAGAAACTCTTTAAATGAAATGGCTGGAGGTTTTCCGGTTGGCGATTTAATAATGCCATTCACCCAAACACCAGCTAATATTATGGACAAATTGCTTGATTATTCTCCTGTTAGCTTAGTAAAGGCTGTGAAAGAATGGGGCAACATTGGAAAAGGTACTTTCGATCAAAAAAGATTTGTAGACCTCGTAGGTAGAAATTTAACAGGTGTAGGAATTGCAATGTTAGGTTACACGCTTGCAAAAAACGATATTATAACAGGCGATTTATACGGCAACAACAAAGATTTATACAACGCTCAACAAATGGCTGGACAAAAATCATACGCATTTAAAATAGATGGTAAATATTATACTTTTGACTGGGCTGCGCCTATAGGAAATATTTTTGCCGCCGCTGCCGACGCCCAAAAAGCCATGGCAGATAAGGACGATTTTTTAGATGCACTTGGAGCTGGAGTAGTTTCTGCGGTTGATACCGTGTTTAGTCAATCATTTTTGTCTGGTGTATTTGATATGTTGAGTGGTTATAGTCCAGCGAGTGGTATTGCTAAATCATTGCTAGGTTCAACAACTCAATTGACTCCAACCGTGGGAGCGAACATAGCGAAAACTATTGACCCTTACATAAGAGAAACTTACGCTCCAAGCAAATTGACACAAACAAAAAATAAGCTCGTTGCTAGAATACCTTTTGCAAGTAAAATGTTACCTCAGAAACTAGGAACTGACGGCAAACCTATAATGCAGAATCAAGGCAGAGGGATAGGTTCTAAGATAGTTGAGAATTTTATAGCTCCGTATAATTTAGGCGTGGAAAACGCTGATAAGGTAAACAATGAAGCAATAAGATTGCAAGGCATTACAGGTAATAACAGCGTACTTTTAAACTCCGCAGATAAGTATGTCCAATATGATGGGAAAAAGACCGAACTTACCACAGAGCAGTACCAGGAGTATCAAAAATTAATAGGGCAAAATGCTTATAACCAAATTAACGCTCTAATGTCTACAGAAGATTACAAGAATATGAACGATGAAAAGAAAGCTGAAGCTTTCCAAAAAATAAATGATGCCGTAAGAAAAGAAGCGAAAAAAGAGATTTTAGTTAGTGCTGGGTACGACCCGGAGGAAATATGGCTTGACGGTGTAGGCAAAAAAGCACTTGCCGGATATGAGGCTACAAACGGCAGCATATCGCCAGAAGATTATTATAAACAATATTATCAAGCACAAAAGGGCTATTCTTCTAGCGTAGGTAAAGCCATGGCGATAATGGAGAATGGTAACACCGAAACAGACAAGACAGTTTTAAGTGGAATGGATATAAGCCGAAAAACTACAGTAAAAGCTCAAAGGCTTTTAGATGCTGGAATAACAGCAGAAGAATACACCAAGATAAGGAAGGAGGCTAACACGGATGGAGAAAGTTTGACAACTCGTGAACTATTGGAATACATAAGAAAAAATGGCTATTCCGACATACAAAGAAGAGCCATTTTGAGCGCAAATAGAAGCTAACAGAAAGAAGGGATAATATGAAAGTTTGTATAGATGCAGGACATTGTAAATTAACACCCGGTAAAAGAGCCTTTGACGGCTCTTTTTTTGAATATGAGTTTAATTTAGACGTTGCAAATAGGATTAAGAAGATTCTGGACAGGCACGGAATAGAAAGTTATGTCCAATATATAGAAAACTCTAATCCGACCACCGAGCTAAACGCTAGAATATCCGCTATAAACAAGGATAAACCAACATTAATAGTAAGTGTCCACGCTAACGCATTCGGAGCAAATTGGAACGATGCTAACGGCTGGGAGGTATTTTGTAATGCTCCATCTGATAGTAAAGCCAAAGGTACTATTTTAGCTAAAGCGATACAAAAATATAGCAAGAATCTAGGGCTAAAAGACCGGGGTATTAAAGATGCTCATGGAGTAGCTGGGATAGTGGTTAAAACTATACCACCAGCCGTATTAATAGAGCATGGATTTTACACCAACCAAACGGAGCTTGCAAAGCTAAAAAACAATAATTTTAGAGAGTTGTGCGCTGTTTGTGATGCTAAAGGGATTTTAGAATTTTTAGGAGTTGCATGGAAGGAGGGAACTATGGCAGAAAAGAAAAAACATTGGGCTGAAAAGAATTTGGACAGTCTGGTAAAGAAGGGACTTATTAACAGTCCAGAAGCTCACAGAAACAGCCTAGACGAGCCAATAACAAAGGCGCAAGTATTTGCATTGCTAGATAGAATTACGGATAAATAGGGGGCATTATGGATATACAGACAGTTTTAATTCTTATAACAATTATAGGGTGTTTCTTGAGTTTGGCTGGTTGGCTTTCCACTCGTGATAAAAAGATTAGTAACGACGGCGAGTGGCGAGGCATGATAAACGCAAAACTAGATGCAATACTAGGTATTGATAAAAGGGTAGATGCCCTAGAAAATGAAGTCAAGGAACAAGGGAAGGAAATTGTTAAAATAAAGGCTCGTGCAGAGTCCAACACTCACAGAATTGATAAAATGGAGGGAAAGAATGAAAATTAATTGGAAACTAAGATTAAAAAATAAAACAACTTTTGCTGCACTTTTAGCTTGTATAGTAGCTTTTGTATACCAGATGCTTAGTATTTTGGGCGTAACCGCTCCAATCTCGGAAGATCAGGTCACACAATTTGCAGGACTGATTGTTAATATCCTTGCGGCTTTAGGCGTGTTGATTGACCCGACCACATCTGGGACAGGTGATAGCCAGAGGGCATTAGATTATAAAGAGCCTAAATAAAAAATATATTTGCAAAACCGTTATATTTAAGGTCAAAAAATTCGTATTACTATATACGAGCACTCGTAAGGGTGCTTTTTTATTACAAATAAAACATTAGGAGGGAATGATTTTATGAATAACATTATTGAAACCACAAACAAAACACCAATTGAAATAGCTTTAAAAATGGATAATGACGGATATGTAACAGCTTTAAACCTTTATGAGTTTTTGGAATTAGATAAAAGCCATTATTCAAGATGGGCAAATATTAATATTTTAGAAAATCCTTATGCTGAAAAAGGCGTTGATTTTTACTCGCCATCAAGGGCGAGTAAAGGTCGTGGAAAATTTGCAGAAAATTATTTGTTGTCAGCTTCATTTGCTAAAAAAATTGCAATGTCCTGCAATAGTCAAAAAGGTGAAGAAGCACGTTGCTATTTTATAGCCTGTGAAGATGCCCTAAAAAGAGTTGCGGCAGAACGGCAGAAATGGGAAATCGAAAGAGCAAAAGGCATAGTGATCCGTCATGTGCTTACCGACACAATTAAAATGAAAGTGCCAGATAGTCCGCACAAAAGGTTTATGTACCCTAACTATACCAAACTGATTTACAAAACCCTATTTAATAAAAACATGGAAGAGTTAAAGGAACAGTACGGAGTTAAGGGAAAGGAAAGCATAAGAGAATATTTAACGGCTGACGAATTGAAGGAAGTTGAAACGCTGGAAATGTTAGTAAGCAGTTTAATTAATTGTGGTTGGGGTTACGACCAAATAAAAGATTTTATACAGCAGAATAATGTAAAAATGCTATCAGCATAAAAATAAGCCCCTTAATTGGGGCTTTATTTTTTTCGTATTCCACATATATCAGTCCGTATAACTTTCTATTGATAGGGTGGACACGTATTCGTTGTTCGCATCGCAT